CATACTTACATTACATACTTACATTACATACTTACATTACATACTTACATTACATACTTACATTACATACTTACATTGCATATTAACCATACATCAACGCCATTATTGCATTAATATATTATTAAATATACTTAAAAAAATATTATTATTATTATACTAATAATAATCATTCACTAGTACGTATATTACTAATATAATTAGTGATCATTTGTTCCTCCAAATATACATCATGTTCAACGGGGCAAATTATACCATACAGGACTGATCACCCTGTCTCTCTAGCCCGGAGTAAAGGTATAATTAATCATAATTAGTTTAATGATACGCCTGTGAGCTCAACTGACATGATAAAAAAAAAACCATCTCTCTTAACATAGCATAGCGCAACATGATTTTTATAGTAATATTGGGATTACTCCCGCACGTTTTGAAATATTGAAACGTAGGGTTGGCCTTCTATTGATCAATATACGGTGTCGGGTCCCAATATAACTATCAAGAAAAATCTAGCGCATGTTAAGACTCACCAACCATTTATGTTACTATACTTTTAATAAATTATATCTTATTTTTAAATCAAAATATAATTTATTTTTACATCTTTGAATAACAAAAAAAGAAAACCTAAAACTTATAAAAAAAGAAAATCTAAAACCTATAGAATTTAATTATATATATATTAATTATAATTATTAAATATAATCAATATATCCATCTTTAAATACACCAATTGGTTCATGTGTATTAACATCTAATACTATATTATCACTAGTTTTGAAATACTCTACATCATTTATTTTAATTTTGGTAACTTCAATTTCTTCCGTTTTTTCTTCATCATCACTTTCTTCTTTTTTAATTTTTCTTGGACGACCTCGGCCTTTTTTTTCTGGCGATTTTGGTTTCTCTTGTAATTTATATAACGATTTTGATTGTTTTAATGCTTCTTTCACATCTTCATATGTATAATTCATTTTAGTCATAAATTTTTCATATGGAATCTCCTTTTTACCGTCAGGTGTTACAAATTCATTTTGTTTACTTTTAACTCTATCTTCAATTCTTCCGTATTTTAATTTTGAACATGTTTTACATACTTCTTCTTCTGTAACTTTACTGCATTGTGTATATAAACCGTGATTATAAACCACTGCTTTACAACATTTTGTATCAATTAATCCACTAAATGGTAAAATTATACTATTATCAATTATAGTATCTGATTTAGTAAATTGATTATCCAGTATTCGTTTAAGTTGCATTGATGTTACATTATAATATTTACTCAATATATCAATTGAGTTATTTATCTCGTTATTATTTGGCATAATTATGATTTATATACTAAATGAAAATTTAACACGCATCAATTTTTTTTTACATATTATACTACATAACTACCTATCATACCACTAAATAAAAATTGAATTGATATCTATAAAAATAATACCAGTAAATATATAGATTATTAATGTCTAATTTTCAATGTTTTATGTGTTCTTGTAATATTTCAGGTTCTATATATAGGGCATATGATAAAAATTTATGCAGTCCAGTATGTAGAATATACTTTTTAAAGAATTATAAATTAAATAGTAATTTTGAATTAGAAAAAAATTATAAATCATACAGGTATCAAGAAACTAATACTAAATTGCAATATAAAAATAAGAATGATTCATATCCTACCGAGTTATATAATAGTAATAACTATTCGATTTTAAAAGACGAATTAATAGATAAATATACATACAATAATCCTAACATAGAAAAACCCATTACTTATAAGCATAAATCTACAGTATATAATAGAGTTGGATGTATTGAAATAAGTAATACTTATTTATTTGCTATGTTCAGTACATTATTTAAAAATATATTATTATACTAAATTATCTAACCTCCATATTGGCGTGGGATTATTACATGCCCACATAGTTAAATTTCTTACATAATGCCTGCAATCAGAAATACCTAATATATATTTATATTGTAAATTATTTTCATAATTTATTATTTCCGGCAATGTTTTGTCTGAATAATCCCAAAATATAGTTTTGGAATACATCTCGTCTACTAAATTATTTGCAAAAAAATTATATAATTTATCCAAATTTATACCACTTATATCATATCTTATATCATGTAATATAGATCTAAATGTTATACCAATGTGATAAATATTCGTTCTCGGAAAAATTAAATCTATATGTATATATATTTTTGTTTTTTTAGAAATAATATATTGCAACTCATATTTTATATTTGGTATCTTCGTATATTTATTTTTAATAAAAGTGATTATTGTATTTTTATTAATTGATTTTTTTGGAATAATTATACTAGTATTATAATTATAATATTCCATTCTTTTATAATTTTTTAATAATTTTGAACTAGTTATAGTTTTTTTGTAAGTTTCTTCAGGAAAATTATTATCTATATTATTATAATTTTCTAACAAGTTTAAATTTTTATTTTTTTTAATTATATCAATATAATTTCTATTATATATGTTATTAATAAATGCATTTATATAATATATAAAAAAAATCATTTTGTATATATATGTATAAATAGTTAATTTTATATTATTAATCTAAAATACTATAAACTCCATTTTCTAATTTATATTTTGCAATTACTACTGGATTTATCTTATTTTGAATAATTTCTTCCGATTTATAGATATTATTATTATTATCAATATAATATAAAATACCATTAATTTCTTGTGGCCATACTTGCATTTTTGTAAGTTGTTCCGTTTTACATTCACTACAATCAATTATACCATGCGGACGATTTTTATCATGTGTACCACAATAGCATGAATCATCTTTTTTTTTACGTGTACATTGTTCTCCATTTGCACGTTTAGCATTACATCTTAAATAATGTGGAACAAATGACTTAACTCTCTTACGTTTAGTAAAATCTTCTTTATTTAATGTTAATGCATCGTAATCATAAATAAATTTTAGCAACTCACTTTTAGAATCAAAATTAATACTGTCATTTTTTTCTACCCATGTTTTAATGTCTAATTTAAATTTATCTTGGTAATCATTAATCTTACAAACTAGACGTTTCTCCATATTTAAATTTAATATAAATTAAATACTTTAAATCAATTTTAATAATAATAAAAAATTATTATTATTAAAATTATTATTTATATTATTTTGTTACATTTACACCATAATTCCATATTTTAAGTATATTTTTTACATGTTCTTGTAGACTATTTAATAATAATTATGTATTATATTATAGCTTGTATATCAATCTTAAATTAAAATGAGATTTTATTTTATAATATAAGACAATGTTGAGATTTAATTAAATTATTAATATAATCAATACATTTTTTATTTTTTTCTAGTTTTTCTTGTGATTTTATATTATCATTAGAATCTTTTTCAGATAATAGTATAATATCTATTTGTTTTTCTATGTTTTTTATAATTTTATTGTTATTATTACTATCATCATTATTATTGCTATTATTATTATTGCTATTATTATTATTATTATTATTATTATTATTATTATTAATTGTATCTTCTATATAAGAGTGTGGTGTAGATATACCACTTATTATTTCATCATTATCATTTTTTCCAAAAGAATAACTATTACTACTAGTATCACTTATACTTGAAATCATACAGTTTAATTCATTCATAATATTTAAATTTGTATCAGTAATAATATTTTCATCTGAATTACTAGGTGAAATACTATGACTAGTATTTATTAAATTTCTTATTTCATCTTCTTCATTATCTTCTAAACTAATATTTAGTGGTTCTTCTATTTTATAATCTATAGAATTTTTTGATTCTTCTATTTTAATATCAATATTTATTTGTCCATAAAATAATTTAATTTTTAATAAAAATCTTGTTAAATATTTTTTATGAAAATTATTAAAAATTTCAACATTTTCATTAAATAAATATATATGATTATTTATATACTTATTATTAAAAGATACTTTTGCAATAAGATTATCAATATATAATCCAGACTGTTTTTTTATTTTTTGCAGGTCTAATTTATGTTCTCGTTCTAAGAGTTCATTATGTAATATATCTATTACTTGAATAATATCATTATAAATATCGCACGTACTATTAAAATCATAATTATGTATATCATTTAAATCCTTAAATACTTCATATTCTTTATTTTGAAATTGTTGCACTATATTTTTATTTAAAGTTAATATATATTCATTGTCTGATAAAAATTTAGTTGCTTTTTTAAATAATTTATAATAATCTCCATAAATTCGGTTTTCTATTATTTTAAATGTATTTTGGTAATTTTCTAATTCTAGATTAATTAATTTTGTTTGAAAATAAAATGAATCTAGTCCTGTTTCAGTTTCATCTATATTACTTACCATTAATTGATTATATATAACTTTTAATGTCTCTATTTTATCTGCTAAAGATTTCATTAAATTTATACTATTCTCTCGTAAATTCTTAATATCATTAAAACTATTTTTTAAAGCAGTAATATTCATTTAGAATTCTATTATAAATATACTACTAAAAAAATTGACATAAATAATATAAACAATACATTACACACGACTGATATATACATGCCATATACTTTATTATCGCGTATTTTACCACAGGAAATTTCATTAATAATTTATGATTATGTTAAATTAAATAAAGTTCAAGAAATTTATTGGTATAAACTTTATAGTCCTGCACATCTAATTATAAAAAAATATATTGCAGTTTATTCAAATTATGACAAAATATACCAATATAATATAGTTCATAACACTGAATTAAAGATTGTTATTAAAATTACTAATACACTAAAAAAAAAAGGATTTATAAAAAAAAATATCTATATATTTATGGATGAATATATAGATAATCTATTGGTATTAAAAAAACATTTAGATTACCATTTAAAATATATAAAAAACTATTCGGATTGTATAAACAATTTATAATTAAAATACTTAATTATATTCTTCTTGTTGCCAATTTTTAGTATAATAATGTGTCATTGAATCTTTACCAATAGTTAAATCCCAACTAAATACTGTAGTAAACTTTACATTATTCCATACATCAAAATTAAGACCTTTAAAACTATCTCTTTTTTTAATAGTCATACTATGACTAAAAACAGAAGGTGATGATGAAGGTGTGTGTTTTGGATATACTAAACTAGATGCACCAGCACTAAACCAATTTGAAGTTGTATTAAAATCGCCCCATGTATTTAATGTTAGATATTTAGATTCTGGATTACATAATTCGGTTAACCATTGACGTTGCACTTGTGCTGGATTACCAAGCCCATTAAAATTTGCTTTAAAATCATCGCGATTAAAATTCATATAAGCATATTGACGACCATGTTTAGATGCATTTTCAATTACATTTTTAATTTCATCATAATATTTATAGGTCAATGTTTTAAATAATCTATCTTTTCTTACCTCTCTTTTTTCTTCATATTCATCACTAAATGTTTTTTGAACGGCATCTTTATCATTTGCTAAGACTTGCATACGTTCAATAAAAGTTGACATAACCCAGATATATTCTTTATTATTTTTTATCTTTAAATCAATTTTAAAATAATTTAAATATATAATTATATTTATTTATTATGATTAATATTAATGAAGATTTAGTTACAGAAGATGGAATTGTTAACTGGATAAATGATAATAATGGTGTTCTTCATACTAGAAAAATATCTAATATTGAATCTATTAATCTTTCAAATTGTCCTCCGGGTACTCTTGTATGTATAACTGGATATCCACGAATCATTGATATATTTTTTAATAGTATTATTAATAAATTTTGTAATAAAATAATATTAATTACTCTTGAAACCGACTTTTTTCCAATGAAAGAAAAATACTTAAATCATCCTTTATTACATCATTGGTTTACATGGAATAAACAATTACAACATGACAAATTAACTGCTATTCCTATTGGATTAAATTTTGATAGACATAATAATTCATTATTGACATTTTTAAAATCTAATAATAATAATTTATATAAAGATCAATTTTTTGCAGTTAATTTATCAACTAGTAGTAATAATGAAAGAACAGAACTTATAAAAACTGCCAAAACTAAATGGAATGATTTTTGCAGTCATATTAATAATATTCCATATATTAATATATATAGACAAAAATCATTTATTGAAGGAAAAATTCAAATAAATGTAACTGATCCTAAATGTTATGAAATACTATCTAAATTTAAATTTATATTATCTCCTCCAGGTGCAGGTATTGATTGTCATAGAACTTGGGAAGCACTTTATTGCGGGACGATACCAATTATTATTGATTCTACTATTAATGAATTATATATTGATTTGCCGGTTTTAATAGTAGAAACATGGAACGTTATAACTAAAGAATTTTTAGAAATAAAATATATTGAAATTCAAGAAAAAATTAAAAACAATAAATATAATTTGTCAAAATTATATCTTAAATTTTGGACAAATGAAATCAACAAAAAACGATTAATTGAATCTCTACCAGATAATTTAGACGACAATATCCCTATACATTTTATTACTTATGGAAATCATCGTTTTAAAGAATCTAAAAATCGCCTATTAAAAGAAGCACAAAATTTTAGAGAATTCAAAACTATTACTGGTTATGGCCCCGAATTTATGTCTAGAGAATTTATAGAAAAATTCAAAGATATATTATCTCTCCCTCGTGGAGGTGGATATTGGATATGGAGACCTATTTTATTACTTCAAAAACTTAATGAAATTAATGATGGAGAATATTTAGTTTATTTAGATGCCGGATGTAAATTAAATCCTTATGGCAAAAAACGATTTTATGAATATATTAATATGTTAAAAAATAGTGATTATGGTATTATATCTTTTCAGATGAGCGGAAAACTCGGTCCTGGTAATCTTGAAAGAGAGAATGTATGGACAAATACAGAAATATTCAAATATTTAAATGTTCCAATTAATGGAGAATATGGTAATTCGGGACAATATTTAGGTGGTATTTTAGTTATGAAAAAAAATCAGCATTTATTAAAAATTATAAATCTCTTAATAAAAGCCTTATATGATGA